CTAATCTGATCTAACGTAGTATAGGTGCTAATCAATTCTAAAGTATCGACAGCTGCTTGATAGTCACCTGCGATAGCTATGACATCGAAGGGCCCGATGTTCTGAAAGATCTTCTGAGCGTCTTCCTCGTAAATCATATCCCCTATGCAACTCCTGCTATCGCTCGCTAATACACCATTACCATATGCTATTGTAGTCATACTGTCTCCTTCTCAAATGCTTTAACAAATTGTTTACATAATCCACTACGGACAATGTCGTCACTAATGAACTCATGTATACTCACTGGTAGCTCATGTTTCTTAACTAGATTAGTTAACCATAGTAACCCATCGCTATTAACGTCTCTCTGAGCTCTGTCACCCATGAGGAATAACTTAGCGTTCTCACCTATACGAGTAGTAACAGCTTTAAGTTCTTCTATGGTTAACTGTTGTGATTCATCCATTAGAACTACTGCATCATCAAAACTACGGCCTCTTATGGTTTCCAAGGGCTGTACTATAATAGCTCCTGTTTTGACAGCATGGTCATAAAACCCATTCCCTAGTTGTGCTTTTAGTACATCAGTAATAGGTAGCAACCAAGGACCCATCTTCTCCTCAACAGTCCCAGGGAATGCCCCAAAAGACTTCCCTGTAGGCACATTAGCTCTACTGAGTATGATACGTTTAATACGATGTTCAGACAGATCCTTAGCTGCTACGGAAGCCGCTAGGTAAGTCTTACCAGTTCCTGCGGAACCTGTGCATACTACACAAGGATCACCATATAAACTAATTAGATAGTCCCGTTGTTTATCATTCAGAGGTTCAAGGTTAATCCTAGGACGAGATAATTGTTTCTCTGGTTGACCCATAGGTTGCCCTTGCTTATTCCCAAACTTCTCGGCTCTACGTTCTTTACGATTTGGTTTCTTCATATTATTCCCCCCATTAGTACTTTAGAAATCTGTGGTTCACTGAAGTTCGGTCCTTTTAAAACCTTACCATCCTCTCTGTAAATAGGTTTACCATCGGCTCCTAGCTTTGACATGTTGGATCGTTGTACCTCTTGTAACAATGCGTCAATAGGTAATCCTAGCATGGTACCTTGTTGAGCAGATACATACTGTAGGTCAGCAATAGCATCAGCGATTTCCACGAGGTCTTGGTTTGCTATGGCGACTTTAAGTTCCTCTAGTTCCTCTTCGATTAAATCCACTAAGAGTTTAGCTTCGGATACTGTGGGTAACCTAGGATTCTGGCTCATAGGTTTACCATAGGTAACATTGAACTGTCGTACTTGCTGTTCTAGACTACTCATAATCCCTCCTCATCTAATTGTTTTGAACGTTCACTCAGGTTATTAGTACTCTCTGACATTTCATCTATTAAATCCCTACAGCGATCTCTCTCTGCGCGCCTTAAAGATGTACGAGATAAAGCAAGGATGTTAGAGATTCCTATACTAACAGAGATGTTTATTAATAAGTCCGTATTAAGCCTGTCTCGTTTACTCATTTAACACCTCTTATCTTATTGATCGAGTAATCAATCTTATTTAACTCATATGCTAAGTCATTACCTTCCTTACCTTTACCTTGGGTATTCAAGTAAGCACGTACTAAGGATTTAAAAGCATTACCAAAGTCAAAGTCATTACCAAACACATCACGAATGATATCTTCTGTTTCTACTTTAGTATGGTTGATATCTAAGGTGTAGTAACTACTTGACCCACCGTCTGATTTCACCTTGGAAGTTGGTGTAATTAGTTTACCTTGTGGGTAAAAAGTATACGTAGGATACGAGTCAAACTCCTCATGGAACCAGTGATCACACCACCCTCTGCTTCCTATGTAGTGTGTACTACTAGTATAACCTAGCTCTTCTAGGCGTTCTACGGTTACTTCACTCATAGGCTTCTCCTGTTGTTTTGATTCATAAGGTGTCATGTTTATCACTCCAGAATATAGGAAACATCTTCTTCAATCTACGTCTCCATTGGTTATCAGTTATCTTCTCCATGCGAACCAGTATGAACTCGTCACCTTTATTCACATGATCTTTCATTGCTTCGATCTCAAAGACCTGACGATCATCAAACTCTAGAACTCTTTGCATAGCATCGAGCAGAGGTTTGAATGAGTTGTCTAGGTCACTGAGTTTACTTGAGTATCCTACGATCAAGGAGAACTTATATTTGTCATCCTTGTCCACGGTAAACCTATGCTTCTTAAGTGCATTAAAGACTGCTAGTTTATACCGCTTGTACTCCACGGTGTCAACCTTTTTATTAGCATAATGCATCTTATTGGCAGAGAAAGGTTTGATGTCCATGCGAACCTCAAGTACCTTACTACTCATTAACTTAATCCAAAGTACAACTTAGCACTAGCGACATCGACATACGGATGTTTCTTCACTAGTTTCCTTACGCCTCTCCATGAGAATCCTATACGAACCTCACCAGTTTCGTTGTGTTTGTATGAAGTAGTCCTAGGTAGTGTTCGTTTAGCTTGCTCTAAGGAAACCTCTTCGTCCGTCAGGGTGTTGAGTATACCTAGGGCTAAGGTATTTACTCGGTGGTTTAGCAATTGCTTCTTATTTAATTTCTGCATTTAAAAATCCTCGAATTCGTTAGGTGTGTGGTAATCTCCAAGAGCGTTTTCATACTCAAGGTCTTTAGCTTTAACCTTGATGTAATCGTAATGTATCTTGAGATACGGTGGTGCTTTTAGTAGCATGTATACTAGGTCAAATGTTTCCTTGAACCTTTTCTCAGGGTAATCATCACCATCCCCTTGATCATAACAATCAACATACAGCTCGTATGTATTCTTGGCGTAATCATTAGGATCCCATGCATCCAGTAGTTTATCACAGGTAGTCTCTCCAAACTTCTGACAAGGTGTTGTTATGTAATCAGGGTTGCCGTAGCGGTTTACCCTATTCGTTATAACATCATACTTGTAGTGGTGACTTAATCCTGGGATATTATCAGTACCCATGTCACCGATTAACATTTGTCTCCATAGGTTCTTGTACGCCTCTGCTGGGGTTATACGCATTAGTTCACATGTATTCATGTTATAATGTTCCCCTGCATACTGCCATAGATCTTTATCCTTAGTACATATAACAGTTTGAACGTTGGGATTGTCTTTATAATATTCACTAACAATCGTTAAGGCATCATCGGCTTCGACACCTTGCATTAATTGGTATCCCCAGTTACTCATAAGATACTCACGTATCTCATCATAAAATGCAGGTTTACTTGTGTTAGTCTGACGTTGTCCTTTGTAGGGTAAGCTGAAAGCAGTAGTAATCCTAAAGTTACTTTTGCCTTCAGTTATGAACCCTGTATGATGAGTTGCTTTAGATTTCTTTAGAATCTTCCGCACTATCGTGTTTACTATCTTCGAGACTTGATACCAGTTTAAGTACTCACCTTGCTTCTCTTTCTTCTCCGCACAGAACGCAGCTTCATAGACAATCAGGTCAGCATCAACAATAGCAAGTCTAATCATTAGTTGTATCCTTTCTCAGCTACTTCTTCATCTTCCTCTTCCAGCTTACCTAGTATTTTATAGATAAACTTAATACCTGCTTCCTGCTTCGCTAGTTTCTCGGGGCGATTCATTCGTTTCCATGCATCTCTATTCCTAGAGCCTTTCACTCGCTGATCTGCTATACGTGCTGCCATGTTTTCCGCATAGGCTAGTTCAGCTTCCGTAGGGGTAAACCCTAGTTTATCTATTTGTTCTTGAGATAGTTCGTTAGTTTCTTTCATTAAGTATTCTCCTCTTCTATTTGTTTTACGTACTGTAAGACCTGATGTAACTCAAGACTCGTAGCGTCTGTTTTAATACGGTTAGCTTTCATCGAAATAACTCTAACATTACCCTTTACATATCCTAAGTAAGGTATCATTCTGTCCAGACTAGGGGAACCGTCTGACATCCCTTGAGAAGGAATCAAAGGTATCTTAAGTACTGGACAGAGATTAGGTATTTGAATGTCTTCATAATGTAGATTAAACATAAGACCTTTATCCTGCGCTCTAGCTTTAGCCCCAGCAAGCATACGCTTCATGGCTATTTCTTTAGCATCCCTAGGATTCGTGGTATCCCTCGGTGTTTCTGCGATCACTAAAGACTTATTATTTCTTCGTGATTCACATTTACAGCATTCGTTTCTGAGTTTACCGTTGTCACCTCGTACTCTAAAGGAGCTTTCTGGTTTACTCTTGCCACATTTACTGCAAGTTTTCATACGCTTCTCCCAAGGACTCTTCATCCTTATCATAACGTATCCTCTCGAACACAGGATGTCTCATCTTTCCATACTTGCTCCATTCCATGAAAGAACATTCTAGTATTATACCTATAAGCTCTCCTTTGTCAAATAGTTTCTGAAACATTTCTCTTTGTTCATCCGTAAACCCTGTACCTAGTTTACCGTAATTCGTAAGGACAGCACCACAACGACCCTCATGTTTACCTTTACCTGCTTGGAAACCAGTCACTCTGACATCAGCCGTATCCTTAGGTTTAATCTTAATCCATTTCATACCCTGTCTAAGTATCAGTCCCTCGTCACCTGCGTCTAACCTTTCCTGCAAACACTTTTTAATGTAGTCAGCAGTCGGGTCTTCAACAGTGAATAGGTATAACCTAGGATCCAAAGGCAATATAGAATAAGCTTTGCTCTTGGGTACTGTTGTACCAGTGACTGAAGTACGGCATAACGATATGCTTGTTTCAAAGTCAGTGTCGTAGATCTCTGCATCAACTATCTCCTTAGGGATGTCCTGTAAATTGTATAAAGGCTT